CCGCGAACACGCCGGCCGCAACCAGTGCGAAGCCGTCATCCGTGTAGGCAATCTTCTTGTTGGCAATGAAAATCTCATACAGATTTTCGCGGATCTGATGGGTGATGTAGTCAGCGCCCAACACATTGTCGATGAAATTCCCATCACCGCAGATGCCGTTCTTCATGTACTCGTGCTTATACTCCGCTGTCATAAAATTGACGCGGTTCTCCTCCAGCAGGTCGCGCTCACTGTCGCGGAGGTCCGCAACGCTCACGCCGTCCGGCACTTTCCACTTCCATGTGACGCTCTCCGGCCAAAACGGACCGACACTGCCGACCCATGCTGCATCCGCCCACTCGGCCAGATTATCAGCATAGGTAACAACGCTGCGACCATACTCGTTGACATATTCCTTGTCGTTGGTCTGGCCGAAGTAGAACTTGCGGTGATCTTCCACACCGGCACCCAGCGCTGCTTCCGTGGGTTCCGTGCTTTCCGCCCACTTGCACAGGGCAGTCACGCAGACCGGGTCGGTAACGTCGGTCAGAATGAAATACCAGTCATCGTTGTGGTCGCGCAGGTCTTCGATGGCGGCAATGAGGTTTTCGGCCTTAGTGGTATCCGCCTTACCTACGGAAACCGACACGACAGCGCCGCTCAGGCCCATATCCTCGAAGCAGTCTGCATCCTTGTACAGGCTGATGCTCTCCGCATAGCCAGAAACAGCCGTGCGGGTGGTACTGGTGTAGGTCACGGTATTGTCGTCCACCGCAGCGGTGAACTTCACACCATCTTCCTCAAAGGACGTTCCTGCGAACAGCTTTGCCAGCCCGGTGCAGTCCACCGGCACTTCCTCGCTGGTGGTGATCTCCACCACAGCCTTGCCGCCGATTTTGGCATAGTAGGCAGTGCTTGCTTCCAGCGTTTCGGTCGGCATATTTTCGCCGAATGCAATTTCAATGCGGGACGCAGTGCCGCCCACATTCTGAGGATTTTCGATGCCAGCCACACGCACCTTGCGGATAAGCGTGTCTGCAAGGGTGTTATCCTGATTGAACATCTTGTCCGCCATGGCCGCGACCTTTTTCCTCGGAAATGCCGCCTTGAGCTTTTCAAGGTCATTGTACGTTGCCATGTCAGCTGCGCCCTCAGTTGAGAGTAGCAGGATGTCCAGCTTTTCCGCCGCCACGGTTTTTGCATCGAGCGCGGTAAAAACCTGAATATCTTTCATCCAATTCAGTCCTTTCCTTAAATTTTGATTTTTTCGATGGACGCGGTTTCGCGCTCATCGATGCGGGTATACCGAATCTGCACATCAAAGCCGACCCGCCGGGCGGCTTCGTCCACAAGAAGCGTTGTGCGGTCCTGTGCCTGGCCCACATCAACCACCGCCACGCCCAGTGCAAGGAAATCATCCTGCCCTGCGTGCTTAAAATAGCTGATAGCCTTATCAGCGACCGCCCACGCTTCATCTTCACCGTTCACCGCAGAACCATTCTCCGCAGTGCGGTTCTGGCTGCAAAAGGTGAATGAGAATGTAGCCGATGGCATTTCCATCCGAGAGATTTTCACACCCTCGGCAACATCGGCAATCTCATAGTCACCCATGCCGCCGTCCGGGATATACGGTGCAGTTACCGTATAGATGCAGAACGGCGGCTCAGCTTCCGGCTGAACCTGATTTGACAGAATGACCGGGCATCCAATGTAATCCCACAGGCTTGAGATCAGACGGTTCCGCAGTTCCCTGAAATTCATTTCGGGTTGCTCTCCCCTTTCTTCTCAACCATGTAGCGCTTCATCGAATGCACAGGGCCGTGGGTCAGCTCCTGCTTGACCGTATAGATCTGGCCGTCAAACCCATCCCGGAACTGAGCGCCCACCTGCAGGGTATGCCCATTCGTATAGACTTTCTGAGCATTGAGCGTATAGCTTCCGCTGTCAATGTACTGCAAATCCTCATTGTTCAGCGGCATCACAACGCCCTGAAACGCAGTTTCGACCGTTGTTCCCGGCTTCCACTGTCCGCCCTGCTCCTTATCATAGCCGCCGCCCTCGGTATGCACCTCGTACATACTGTGCAGCAGGCTTCGCGGGATCTGCGGCCCTTTCCATTTTCTCATAAATCAGATACCCTCCACGCTGTACGAAATGCTGTTGTACAGCCGCCCGGTATCAAACAGGGGCTGATACTGGGTGCTGGTCAACTGCGTTGTGGCAGACTTTGGCGGTGACAGCTTCGTGTTGAAGTAGTCGTGGGTCATTTCGACCGCCCACTTCCCGATATAGTCTGCCGCTTCCTGAGCCGTCCATTTTTTCAAAATGATGCCGTCCACAGCTTCTTTGCAGATATTTTCCAGCGTGGCCTTGCCGGTGTCGAAGCTCGCTCGAATGAAACTGCGTTCTGGGATGGTCACACTGTCCACCAGCATATACATCCACTCGTAGTCCTCATTCGGGCGCGGGTCTTCTTCGCCGCCGCTCGGATGCTTTTTTGCATCATGTTTTTCCTGCTTCTTCCTGCCGGGGGCTTTCTGGGGATGCTTTCTGTCGCGTACCAAAAAGCCATAGCCTGGAGAAATGGGAATAAACCGCAGGTCATTGAATTTGCGGGGACTGCCAGCATTCTTTGCTTCCATATTTAACGGAATAGCCAGATGCTTGACATTCTTCGCACTGATCGTTGCTCCATATTCATGCACACCGGCAATCATCAGGATGTCGCTTCCCGCGTCTCCCAGAATACCCACATGAATACTCACGCCTTGCAGCGCTGTCAGTTCCCGCTTGATGCGCTCCATATCTGCGCGAAATCCATCTTTAAGGATTTTCATGTTACCACCGCTGATACTTTGAAATCACGGACTGCCATGTTTCGCTGATATTCTTATCGAAAGTCCAGCTCACATCGGAGATAGAGAACGCCGACAGCCCGGCGGCATCATTTTCAATGTTGGCCCACTGCTGGGCGATCATGTACCAAACAATGGCTTCCAGATCTGCCGGGAGCGTGGCCGGATGGTCTTCGGTTGCATCTTTCGGCAGAATATACCCGGCCACATACTGCACCTCCAGATATTTTCTGGGGGCAATGTAGTCATAGGCCAGCCCGCCGATGTGCCCGCGGTATGTCCATCCATCTTCACGGAACAGAACCCCAATCTCTCCGGTTTCGTTGAAATCGAAGTCCGTAATGGTTTCCCCGGTGAACGTGTCCGTGATACGTTCCACACTGACAATGGGATACTGCTCCAGCGACAACTGCTGCGTTCCAGTACCACAATATCTTTGCCGGTAGGTGCTTTTCCCCAGCTTTCTTCCCAGCTGAGTTTCCAGCCACGCAGATGCCGCATTGATAAGCTGCACAAGGGTTGCGTCCCGCTGTGCATCTTCTTCCTCCGGGTCGATGCCGAGCGAGGTTTTCAGGGCATCCAGAGTGGTGAGGGCATTTTCTCTCAGTGTTACGGCCAACACGACACCTCCAAATAAAAGCCCTCTGACAGGCTTTCCCCATCAGAGGGAAACTTTACTGAGCGCCCTTTTCCGGGGCTTCCTGCGAAGCCGCAGGCGGGGTTGCGGCGGTCTTCCGCTCCTTTGCATGAACTGCTTTGTTCTCAGCAGGGCGCGGGGCGGACTTGGGCGGTTTGAACATTCTCGCCATCATGCAGCCCTCCATCAGATACTTTCCTTGACCGGGCAGTTGGTGGCATCACCCAGCGCCAGCGCACCGATAGTGCCGTTGGTGGCGGTGATCTTGACGCAGGACTTGCAGCCAATCAGGTCAATGTCGAGGTTCGCCACAGCCTGAGCTTCGGCTTCGTTCTCGATGACGGCCTCGCCATCCTCATTGACCGGGTTGTCAACGAAGATGCGGCTGTCCTTGACCGGCTCATACGGACCGGCGGTGCTGTCGGCGGTTTCGACCTTGATGGTGGCCGTCTGGGATGCTTCCACAGTAACAGCCAGCACGGCGCTCTCATAGCCGGTGCGGTCAACCACATTGCCGCTGGCAAACGGCAGGACGGTGACGGTATCAAACAGTGCTCTTTTCATAGCAGTCTTCCTCCTCAGATAACCTTGATATTGTGGACGTAGGCGAAGCTCTCAACATGGCGCACGCCAATGTCATCGTACATCAGCGCGCGGGTGCCGGTCAGATTTTCCTCAAAGGCGTTGTGCTGGACACCGTTTTCATCCGTCCAAGTACCGTCCAGAGTGGTGTAGGTCTCCAGACCCATCTGATCGCCGATCATCAGGTCTGCCCAGTTGCCGAAGAACATTTCGGTGCAGCCGGTCTTGCTGTCGGTGGGGATCTGATTGGAAACCTTGTACGGCATGCCGAGGAAGTTACCAGCGTTCATCTCGTCGCGGTAGATGTAGTCGCCGGTGGTGGTCTTGATGTTCTTGAGATAGCCCTCCATAAAGGAGTTGAAAGCCCAGCCCAGAGCCTGATCGTCTACGTTCTTGCTCATAACCAGCGACTTCACATAGACCGGGAAATCGGCGGTCAGCTTGCCGTCTGCGGCATACTGGGCATCCATCTTCTTTGCGTCGATTTTCTCAACGCCGGGGGTGTTGGCAATGCCGGTGGGCTGGAACTCGCCGCCGGTGCCGTACAGAGCGCCCCAGTCAAGGCCGAGCTGCATACGGCGGGACAGATCAGCGGCGAACAGTTCATCGGCGCTGTACTTGGTGCTCATCAGCAGTTCGCGGGTCTGGGGCACAATGGCTTCCAGACGCTTTGCAGACAGGCGCAGGTTGCCGAATGCAGGCTGAGTGGAAGCGATCTTGCGACCCTCACCGCCCCACATAGCGCGGGTGCCGGAGGTCATGCGCGGGATGTTCAGGTTGCCGTTTTCCAGCGGAATGGTGCGTGCGCCCAGCTCCTTGATGACGGTCTTGCTGTACAGCAGTTCGATGACCTCATCCAGATAGACTTCCGGGATCAGGAAGCCGCCAGCGGTCGGGTTGGTGGCAGACATGGCCTTGAACTCGTGGGCCATGGACGTATCGTTGTAGTACTTCTTGGCGTAAAACTCGGCACGTTCCGGGTCATGCCGGCCGAAGACATCCAGACACTTGATGGCGCGGGCGAGGTTCACCAGCGGGGGCACGCTCTTCTGCTGCTTCTTGGCAGAAGCGGTGCCGCCCATGAACAGGCTGGAGTACTTACGCTGGGCAGGAGCGGTGCCGGACTTCACCTGACGGCGGAATGCAGCGGACTTGCGGCGCTTGGCATCATCCTCAGAAGCGGCTTCGTCGTCATCCTTTTCATCAGAGTCAGCCTCATCGTCATCCTTGCCCTCAGGATTGGCTTCATCATCGTCCATACCCTCATCTGCGGTCATGGAATCGATGATCTCAGCGGCTTCCTGAATGACTTCATCAGCCGTCAGGTCGCCGACTTCCTCACCAGCATCCTTGCGGGACTTGCGCTTTTCGTTGGCATTGTCCACGGCCTGTTCGATAATATCGGCCATGTCCTCTGCGGTAATGCCATCCAGCGCGGCGGCAGTATCACTGCCATCATCGCCGGTATCGTCCTCCTCGCCCATAGCTTCCTTGACGGCGCCCTTGATGAGGTCTTTCAGCTCATCGGTGCCCACCTTCATAGACTTGATGGCGGCTGCGGACTTCTTTCTGTTCTTCAGACGCATTGATTTTTTCCTCCTGTGTCAAAAAATAATTTCTACAGTTTTCTTCGGAGCGGATTTCCGTTCCACGGACTTGTGTGCGCTTACCGGGGGATGCCCCTTGCCGTTGTCAACCTGCGCTTCCGAAATGATCTTATCCAGCAGCTTTGTGGCGGCTTTCATGGACGTGCAGGCATCCTTGAGGGACTTCATGCGGGAAGCAGAAATTTTGCGCCCAGCCTTTACCTCGGTAACGATGGCCTGTGCTTCTGCTTCGATGCGGGTTGCCGCATCATCCGATTTGTGGTCCGTAATGACCGCCTGTTCATTCATTGCCCATGTGACAACGCTGATTTCCCAGAGCTTGACTTCGCGGAGGTGGCGGATGCCGTTCTCATCGTAGTCAAACACAACCGGGTCATAGCCGATGGAGAGTTCGCACAGAACGCCGTCATGGATCAGCGTCTTCACATCCCTGCCGAGAGTGGTATCACTGATTTTGGCGCTCATAAAAAGGCCTTTTGCATCCTCGCGGAGTTCGGTAGGAATGCCGATCGGCAGCAGACTATCGTTATGCCCGGACAGGATTTTCACTCGTCCGATGCCCTCGGCGATGGTCTTCGTGAAGGCACCCGGCTCAATAATGTCGCCGCCGCTGTCGATATTGGAGAACACAGCACCATAGCCGGAGAATGTGCCCTCTTTATCGTCAAAGCCCTCCAGTTCAAACTCCACGGTTTTATACTCGGTCTTTGCGCCCTTGTGCTTTACTCCCCGTGCAAGGGAGCGTTCCCATGCGCTTTTCCCCACGCGCTGGGAATAATAAGACGGCGATACCCGCAGATTTGCAACTGCCAGCTTCGCCGTCATAGTGGGGTCATCGTGTGTAACATCGGCCGTTCCCGCCTTGGTGCCGTGCCGGGCAAGCTCTGTGTTCATGCCGTTCAGCAGGTCTTCCAGCTGGAATGCTTCCTTTTTGAAGTCAATGCCGATGTTCTGTGCAGCACGAGCTGCATCTTCTCGCGTGAATACCACTCTCACGCCCTCCTTTATCTGTTGTAGGTGACATAGCACCTGCATTTGATAGTTTCGCGTGCAGGCCCCTCCGGGTCGCAGGGATACCGCAGGCCATTGGAGAACCGGGCATCAATCGGCACGGTCTCTCCGTCCATCTTGACATGGTTCGGACCGCCATCGGAACCATCACGAGGGTTCTTCTGCGGGCGGTGATGCCACGTTTTCGTGGTGGCACCGCTTTTCTGCATCATGTCATAGTGGCCGGTCTCCAGCGTCATCACGGTTTCCTGATCTGCAATGAGCCGCGCCCTGCTCCGGGTCTGGATCTCATATTCCTGCAAAATCTCATCCGCCATCTTTTCACGGCCAATACCCGCTTCAATGCCGTTGGCCACGATGCGGGAGATATTTTCCTTGGTGGTCTGTGTCACATGACGGACACGCTGCCCGCCGTGGAGCTTTGCCTGACTGAGCAGTTCCGGGCGATCAACACCGCGGATATTGTAGGCCTGTTTTGCAATCCGGGTACCCTCATCATAGGTCTGCTTCCAAAGCGGCTTGAAGATTTCTTCCATTGCCGTTTCTTCGGACGGCCAGTTGACAAGGCCACCAATGAACTGCTCCACAAGATTTTTCTGCTCCTGCTCACCGAGGGCAGACCATGCGGCGCTGTCTTCCACATGGTTTTCCGTGATGTAGGGCATCAGGACGTCCCACACGCTCCAGTCTGCTTTCTCAGTGCCGCTCAGAGCGCCGGAGAGCCGTTTTTGCTGTTGCCGGAAGAACTTCATCGTGGCAACTTCAAACTTAGCTCTCTGGGCTTTCTGGGCGGCCGCCAGCAGATTACCGATGTTCTGCGTGCGGGATTTTTCTTCATGCTCCCGGCGGTCACTCATAGACAGCATCCCGCCGGTATCTTCATCGTCCGTGACCTCAACTTCCTCTGTGCTTTCCTGCATCAGGTCGGTCGTCACTTCCGCTGGGTCATCGTTGGAGCCGATGAACATATCGGAAATGGTAATCTTGAAGCAGTCGCCGCCGGTCTTGCAGGGTTCCATGCCCAGCAGTTCGCGGGCTTCATCCTTGGTCAAAAGCCCGGCATTCCAGCCGTCAATGCCTTTGGCCTTGTCGAACTCCTGCGAGCGCGGGACCACATCATCAAAATGCCATACAAGATCATTGCCATAGAACGGCAAAATCTGTGTATTGATGGCTTCTTCCCGGCGGTTGAGCCGTGGCATGATGACGTTCTGGGCGTAGATGTACTGAGCCGCTTCGCTCGTGGCTCTGTTGCTGCTCTCCGTGATGCCCATGATTTCACGCGGAACACCAAAATGCTCAAGCACGGCATCCCGGAGGAACCTTCGCCCCTCCGTCATATCCATGTCGCGCATGTTCTCGGCCAGCTTTGTCACGGTCACGTTGCCGTCCACCGTGGCAATGCCGTGGGAGTTGAACGGCCCCCGGAAGCGCTCATTCCATTCAGATCTGAAACGGTCACGCTGATCCTTACTGCTTCCCGGCATCGAGATCAGCGTGGTCGGAGTGGCATCGTTGTAGAAGAACTTCTTCTGGAATTTTGCCGCGTACTCGTCCGTCTCGATCTCATCTGCAAGGGACTCTGCCGCACCGAGACCTCTTTTGTAGGGGTCAAGCGGGTTCAGTTCTTTCATGCAGAAAATATCGTCCACCGGGATTTGCCGGATGAGTCCGCCGGTCGTTCTGATTTCATAGTAGGGGTAGCCCACATAGGGGGTCTGCTGCACCCAATGTGTAGGGAGCGGCCACAGCTCCACCGGACGGCCGAGGGCATCAAATTCATAGACAAAGTAGCCCTCGCCCTTGAGTTCCAGATAGATCTGCTGCAACCGCCAGCACGCACCCGAAGTCATTTCATAGAGGGGGTTCGGATGCGCCATGAAATTCAAAAAGGGATGGTCCGTGATTTCCACTTCTTCCCCGTTTTCATCCTTGCGGTACAGCTTACCGGCGCAGGTGGACAGGTCGGAAGCAATGCGATCCACAACCGCCAAACGCGGGTTGCGGCCAAACATTTCCAGCCAGTCCCGCGTATTGCGCTCAGGCGGCGTAGTGTACCGGGGCAGCATAACGCTGACGTTCCCGCCATTGTACTGCCGCCCAACGGCATTGCGCCGTCCGAATCCAAATACTGCCATGTTTCTGTTGTTTCCTCCTATCCGATTTCCCATGTGTAGGTGACGGGCTGATACAGGGACAGTGCCACGGCATCCGCCCGATCAGGGCTGGGCAGGCCGCGCCGCTTCATAATGTCCTTGCTCTCCAACTTCAGCTTCGGCGGTGTTCCTGCAAAAGCGTACTTTCGTGTGGAAAGCTGGGCGATCAGTTCTGTATCATTGGGCAGGTGCAGCCGCCCGCTCTGTGCCATGTCACGAACCAGTGACCACATCCATGTGGATATGTCGGCATAGTTGGCAGCGGCATCCTCCTGCGGCACGGATGCACCGAAGTTCACCGGGATAACCTCAAGCTGGTTCAGCCCTCTGGCTTCCCTTTCATGGCGCAGAATATCGGTCACGCCGCCGCCCAGACCGGTATCATCAATGATGGCATAGACCATGCCGGGGTACTGCGGGTACTTCTCCAGCAGGAAAAGATACTCAAAGATGATGTCCTCTGCCGTTGCCCACAGATCTTGTCCGTTCCGAATTTTCAGTTCCTGAACGTCAGCATCTATGTTGGGGGCAATGACAGTGCAGTCATCACCAAAGCGGGCAACGTCACAGCCGATGGAGAGTCGCACCGGGCTGTCATGCGGAAGCGGCTCATTCATGGTGGCCTTTTCCGCAATGTAGCTGGGTATGAACACATCACTGTCCGCGACCGGCGGCAGGCCATCCACACGGACGCGCACCACATTGGAATTTTTGCCGTACTTCTTTTCGAGGGCAGCTATGTTTTCCTTGCTGGTGCGGGGGCTGTCCCGGCTTGATACCGTCATGCAGTACCAGTCCATGCCGTCCCCTTGGAAGCTCTCAGCAAAGCCGCCAGTCGCCTTTGTGGGGTTCCCGCAGTAGAGAAGCCTGTTGTTGGCACCGGTCAGGGTGCCGCCGATGGCATCAAGGATGGGGTCAGCAACACCGGATGCTTCGTCCACCACGAAAAGCATATTGTCTTCGTGGAAGCCCTGCAGGGACTCAGGCTTTGTGGCGGTACGCGGAACAGCAAACCAGCGGCGGTCATAGCCGTTCATGTACACGCGGGTCTTCGTCCATGTGAACATCATTTGAAGCACCGGGCTTGCGTCCAGCCACTTTGCCATTTCAGCCCACAGGACGTTGTCCAGCTGTTGCATCGTGGGGGCGGTGCAGACGATGCGCGGGTAGGAAAAACAGGCAATGAACCACCACATAAGATTGGCTTCCAATGCCGTTTTGCCCACGCCCTGCCCGGAACGGATGGCAACACGCCGATGCTGTGATACCGCCACAGCCGCCTCCCGCTGCCATGGATCCGGCTCAAAGTGAGTCACTTCCTTGAAAAAAAGGAGCGGGTCTTTGCGGTACCGCGGTATTCTTCTTTGGAAAAACTCACGGCGTGTCATCGTCCATCCCCTCTGCGGCCTGAATGGCTGCTACCCAGTCGTCAACCAGTTCGCTCTTTCCGCCGCCGCTCATATTGCGCAGTTCGGCCAGCTGTTTGATGCACTGGGCTTTCTGCCGTTGCACATCGGTCAGGAGCTTGTTCAAGCGCTCTATGATGAGGTAGGACGCTTCCAGAGTGGAATTTGTCAGGGTTTCATTGCCCGGCAAACGCTCCCCGGCGGCTACTTTGGCATCAATGGCATCCACATAGGCCTGCAAATCATTCTTTTCCTTTTCAGTGTCACCATCCAGCCGCTTGAAATTCCTGCTTCTCTTGGATGTGGTCTGCGTCTGAACATAGGCTCCCTCTTGGGAATAGTGGGAGATACGCTCCAGCAGATAGCCCTCGCGGGCGGTCAGCAGCTTCAGCTCGTTTATGAGCAGTTCTTCTGCATCCACATCTTCGTCACAGGCATCCAACAGCTGACGGTGTTCCTCTGTCCAGCTTCGGAACATCAGTTCAGACCAACCGCCATGCTTGACGGCGTTGCGGTTTCCCTTGGGCGCACCTGCTCCAACGGCATTGACATTACCCGGCGGCGCGCCCTGCTTTGGTCTTGTTTCAGGGTCAGGTGCGGCGGGTGCATCCTCTGGGTGCAGGGTGCGTTTTGCGGGTGCATCTGCACCCTGCGTCCAGTAGCGCTTGCGCCATGACTTTACTGTGTTGATAGACACATCCAACTTCTTGGAAATCTCGGTGCAGGACAGACCTTTTTTATACAGGGTGTAGCCTTTATCCCGCTTGTCCATCTACATAGTCACCATCCTCCTTTGTTTGTTTCTGCTCAAACTGGCAGGCGGAACACAGAGCGCACGCTACACGATGCCGTCAGCGGCGGTCTGCATTTCTCGTGAAGAAATAGAAAAAAGGAGTATCCAACAGCGCCAGACAGGCTTTCAGAAGATACTGCCCGATGATAATACCGATAAGCTGCATCCGGCCCTCATGGGTATGCACCCAACCCAGACCGAAGCCGAAACTGATGACCGCATAGATCACCGTGTCCCAGATCTGGCTCGTGATGGTGCTGCCGTTATTCCAGAGCCAGCGGCCACCCTTGGTACTGCCATGCTTGGCAATGTAGCGGTCACGGATTGCATGGAACACGGCCACATCCCACGACTGGGAAACGAGGTATGCGGACAGACTGCCGATGACGAAAATCCAGTTCTGCCCCAGCAGGGTTTGATAAGCATTGTCCATGACGGCATCCGTCGCAGGAAAAACGCCGGTGATCATAATGCAGGCGGTGGCAAAAATCTGGCCGATGAAGCCATACTTCACCACGCGCTGGGCTGTTGCCTTGCCCCAAATCTCGCCGATGATGTCTGTGCAGAGAAATGTGACGGCGTAGGTGATGGCACCGCCGCTCAAGGCCAGCTCGATGGGGCCGATATGCAGGCCGGTGGTAATGGTTCGTGCGCCGGTCACATTGGCAATGACGATGCTGATTGCAAACAACGTAATCAGGATCACCAAATTCTCGTTTGTCTTTTTCATTTTTGCTCCTATTCTTGTGAGCCTGCGGCTCGTGTATATTTCTGTTTGCAGATGGTGGCGCACAGGCTGGCTCTCGCTCCATAGAGAAGCGTTTTATCTGTCAGCTCTAGCCCCCTGCCCTCTGTAATGGTCCTCACCGCGGATAGCCGCTGTTCTATGAGGTCTTTTCGGAACTGATTGATATGTGCCTTTTGGTTTCCATCATCGAACCAGCCGTATTTAACCCCGGATAGCCAGCTGGTGCTGTCTGCGGAGGTACAGAAGCTGTTCTGTGCGATCATCTTCACATCGGTGCATCCCAAAAGGTGGATGTCGATCTCAGGTTTGCGGTTTTTGATGTAGTGGGTCAGATAGCGGGTGTCCTCCCGGAACGTCTTCGGCTTGATGATGCGCAGCTCCGGGATGCTCAGGGCTATGTAGTCGCTGAAATCTATCAGGCTGTCCAGCCCCCGCATCCCATCCTCAAAATGGAATACGTTGATTTGGGGGTTATCCAGCAGCTTCTTCATCCGCTCCCGGAAGTACCACGCTTCCCTCACGCCCAGCACTTTCTGACAGTCCAGCTCGACGCAGGTACAGCGGAGATTGTTCTGCTGCACGAATGCTATGAGCTTGTCCTGCCACTCGGTCAGGCTTTCCAACGTCTGCGTCTGCCCTTTCCCGGCACCGAACATCAGCGTGAACAGGCCGCTATCCTGTATCACATGGCGGTTGACTGTATCCTGCACACGGATCACATGGTCTGCCGGGAGCCGGAAATCATCATCCGGGCGGCTCTTGAGAATGTACTTGTAACAGGAAAACAGCCGGTATTTAGTTTGTGCTGCCAGCAGGGCGGCGTAGAATATCTCTCCGCCGTCGCTCCCGGCAAAATGCACTTTGATGTTGTTATCGAACAACTCGCGCACCCCCAAACCCATCTTCAAGGACGGTGCAGGATGTGGAGTTTTCAAACTGGTTCAGAATTTCAGCGGCGATGTCCTCACAGGAGCGCCGCCCAAAATGACAAGCGCCATCCTCATCCCCATACTTGGAGAGAAGATAGCGCTTGATTGCATTCTGTTGGCTGATGATTTCTATTTCACGGTTTGCATTGTGAACTGGAAACTCTGCCGTAATAAAAAAGATATGACGGTGTGAGTTTTTGAGATATGCGAGTTCTCCATCAGCCTCCGGCCAGCAGTGAAAGCCCTCCATCTGAAGTGCGCATATCACATACTGTGTCATGCCGCATCCTCCAGACGGTACGCAAAGCCCATGTCCTTGAGAACGTCCACGAGGGTGGTTGCATCCTGTTCAGACAGATTAGGCACAATGACGGTCTTTTTCCCGCCGGGCTGGACTGCCTGCACCTCATTGGGTGCGGGTGCAGCGTTTGGGTGCATCTCTGCATCCTGTGCCGGGGCTTCCGGTGCAGGGGCGGCAGCGGGTTCCTCGGCCTTGGGCTTTGCCTGAACCCCGGAATCAAAGAAATTATTGATATAGGGTTCAGAGCCGGGTAGTTCGTACTCGTGACCACTCTCCGCAAAGGATGCAACCAGTGCGTCAACCTCATGCTGGTCGAAGCCTGTCACCTCAACATCGAAGCCGGCAGAAAGATCCTGCAGGACGGCAGACAGCTTTTCATTGTCCCACTGGCCGCTGATTTTATTCAGCGCCAGATTCAGGGCCTTTTCATCCTCAAGGGACAGCTGCACCACACTGACATCCACTTCCACCGCGCCGGTCGCCGCCAGCACTTTCAAGCGCTGGTGGCCACCAATCACGTTGCCAGTCTTCTCATTCCAGATGATAGGCTCAACACAGCCGTACTTTTCGATCGACCGGGCAATCTTCTGATATTCCGGGTCGCCGGGCTGCAAATCCTTTCTCGGATTGTAGGGTGCTGCATTGAGCAGGCTGATAGGTACTTTTCTGATTTCCATGAATTGCTCCTTATGATGACCTGCTTTCAGACAGCCCCGGCGGCGAACCGGGGATGACTGAAAGCACGATTTCCCGCGCAAAGGAGCAACGCGGGGCGAAAAAATCCTCCTTCCCATAAAAATGGCGGCGCACATCAGATGATCTGCACCGCCCGGCTTTGTTTAGGATTTTGTAGCATAATAATACCATGCCTTGCGCCTTGCGTCATCAGAAAGCATTGGAAAGCATTCGTACCGATTGGAAGTCATTGGAACCCATCAGAAACCATTGGAAGTCATCTGACAAACTACGCTTTCCACCCGTGGCAGGCAAGCAAAAGAAAAAGCCGCTGAATCAGCATTTTCACACTGAAGCAGCGGCCTTTTGAATTTGGTTCAGGCTATCTTTTTGAGGTAATTATATGCCATCTTGCACACTCCGGCTTCGGTATAGTACCGTCCGAGTGTTCCTGCGATCTCTGCCCATGAGCGGCACCGCACGAAACGGAGCCTGAAAATCAGGCGCATCCGTGGGTCTGAAATCGACACACAGAATTCTTCTATTGCTGGAAGCACCCTCTCGGCTTCGGCTTCAAGCTCTTTGATGCCGGCATCCAAATCTGCCAGGTCTGCGGCCAGATCACCAACCTTGTCACGAACACCGGGAGTATGGGGCATTCCTGACAGTGACGGGGATGCTGGCCCCATCTTCTGGCACATGTTCTCGTAGATTTCTTTGTCCTCATCAATCTGCTTGCGAAGCGTTAAGTATCTGGACAGCTCTTGCACCGTCATACCTGACCTCCAGTAATATGTGCGCGGCCTCCAATTTGTAGAGGTGCTACCCAATTATTTTAGCACATTTTACGGCAAAAATACAGGTCTTGCAGTCGGATTATTTACGGATGAACGGGCAATCCACGCCCAGCCAGATAGGCGGCTGTCCATTGCCGATCACCGAGAACCACAGCCGCCCGGTCAGCAGGAGCTTGATACGCTCCCATAATGTAAGATGCCAGCAGGAGATCACCTGTCCCTCTCCCCGGAAAGCTGGAAGCGCTTCGCACTTGTCTTCCATGCCCTCCGGCGGGTTATAGGTGATGTTCTGCTCACGGAATGGAATAGGAGTCATGCGCTTTCCTTTCTGGCGCGGATCGTCACGCCCTTGGGGGAGATCGTCACGACCGCATTCAGCGCCCGCGCCGCATCCACCATCGTGTCCATCCGAGGATTTCCGTAGAGTTCCCTGTAGCCCATCAGGTTCCGTGCAGTATGCGGGGACAGCCCTGACTTCCGGCTAAACTCGCTGAGGGTCATCCCCCGGAGCTTGCGAATCTCATTCAGTGTCATCATCGGCCCTCCTAAGCGCCACGCTTTCTTCTTTCAGTCAGTCCTTGATGCAGTGGAAGCAATGTTCCCTGCTCCGGCAACGGCTCGTCTGCTTCCGCTGGACGAATTCACAGAGCAGCTGGGTGAAATTTTCCCGGATGTCTGCATCCGACATCGAACGGATAAAGTCACCGTTGGTCATTTCTGCGGTTCCTCCATCAGCTCCATCAGCCGTTCTTTGGCGCGGGTCAGCACATCGATCTGCCGCCGGGCTTTCTTCTGTGCTGCCGGCATGGCCGCTTTCAGCGCCGGGGAGATTGCATTGAACACAGCCCCCGCATACCCCGGCATATTGGCGGTGCGCTCTGCATCGGAGATCAGCTCCTGCAAATCAGTGAGGAGCTGGACATCTTTTTGAAAACTTGACATCAGGCATTCCCCCTCCCTCAAGACAACATGGGAATAAGGAAGAACCAAAGCAACTTCCAATTCCCTGTCACATAGATAGCAACAGATACTGCGATGCTCACGGCGATCCACTTTACGGCTTCGGCCATCTTAATCCACATCATTCTGAGCATCCCCTTTCTTCCACATAGCACCAACTCTGCGGCGCTTCATACAGGATGCAGCCATCGATTGCACAGGTGGGCGGCTCCATATAGTTGCCAGACGGTTGATAGTTCTCGCAGTCTGCATTGCCGCAAACGCCAGTCCCGTTCATGCCACAGAAACCGTGCCGGGAGAAATCCTCCAGCTTGAGTGGCTCCTCATAGAGCTTCAGCTGAGAGATCTGCCATCCATATACCGGCTCACCCTGCGCATACTTTAAGATTTCATCAAGGGTCAGGCAGCTTTCATACAGCGCCGGGAAGCGCTTGATGCTGATGCCCTTACCGATCGGCCTGAACACATCAAAGCCGGTGCAGACGAACTCACCGAAAACAAGGCCGCTCCCACGACCGCCATCCATGGTCTCATAGATATAAACCTTGAACGGCACTTCCAGCTTCGGGCAGGTCTTGCGGACCTCAACCGTCTTGCGCCCCCGCCGGATCAGGTCACACCACTTGGGCTTGATGCTGATAAGGACTGCTTTCATGTGCTCACCTCTTCTTCCAAATATTTTTTATCGTAAAACATTCCGTCCTCGGAAATGTCAAACTCCTCATGCTCCCAGTATGCGCCGCAAAAACTGCCGCATGATGCTGTCATCGAATTTATGGGACCGGCATCGGTGACGATGTACCGTTTGGACAGTTTCCCGTTCATCAGAACTTTGTAATCTCGTGATGTCTGATAATACTCGGAAACTATAATTTCCCCGCCGCACAAAGGGCATCGAGCACGGATTGCTTCTTTCACTTCCTGTCCACCTCCGCGCACGCCTTGCGGCACATCTCGCACTTTTTGTACGGTTCATCAAGCCAGCAGTTGAATAACAGGCACTTAGGTTTTCTATATTCCGGCGGTGCCTTATTTCCGTGTGTCTGGGTACGAATTGCATGGTACTTGCACACTTCTTCTCCCCAAAAGTCCCCACCGAAACTGCATTTTCCATATTCCGGTGACACTTCATGCGAAACTGTGATGGTTTTTTCTTTCATTGCTTTTCTTCCTCCGGCGGCTCCAGCAGCGGCACCCACAAGTGTCATTGCTTCCGCCCTCATTCATGGTACATACGCTTGTTGCGGTCCCACTTCATCGTGACCGGGTTGCCGCACTTGCAGGGCACCGTGATTTCGGGGTCTTCCAGATTGGTGCGGCCGTGGGCTTCAAAGTCACAGCAGGGGCAGGTGAACTCATACCGTGTCAGGTTGTCCAGCTGAACTTCCCCGCCGCAGCGGCAGGTCACGCTGGCGCTGGGTTCCCGCAGGAAGCGGCCAAATACGTCGCCGCATTTCGGGCAACGCAGGCGCAGGACACCGTAGGCCGTGCCCTTGTGGATTTCTTTCCGCTGGACACGCTTAGGCTCTGCCCCCGCAGGGGGGCTTGCCTTTGCCTTTTCCGGGATGCCGCCGCTCAGCGCGCATGCGGTAGCATTGGCGCTGACTTCCTGCAATGCCCGGCTCAGGTCAGACTTGATGCTGTGGATTTCTGCCGCATCCGGGGCGGCCTTGAGTTCTTCATGGCGCAGGCAAAAAGTAATCAGGCTCAGCTTCACTGCGCTCTGCTCCAAACGCTCCAGTGCAGAAACAGGGATAGCACCCATAGTTTTCTCAGTCATTATTTTCCGTCCTTTCTTCGTCTTTCTTGCAAGCCTGAGCGGCATTGCAAGGTTCATCACAGGCTTTGCAGCACTTATCGCAGTTCGGATGTGCCGCTTTGCAACGGTCGCAGGGCGCATCTGCCTTTTTAGGGGCATTGGTGGAAAAGATGGCATGGGTTCCGTTCTGCAACGCCTTTTCTTCGTCAGACATTTCATAGCCCAAGGCTACCAGCAGAGTGTAAATAGCGTCGAGACTGCCGTTTTCCTCCCAGCCGTACCCGCCACTCTGGTAGTCGGGTTTCCAGACCCAGCCCCAGTATCCGTTGCTGCCATCGTCAGCAGCCGAATAGGCCAAGGAGAGCAGTGCCTTTTCCGGCTGGTCGCTGAACACCGAAGTGCTTTCCAGATAATCAAGCAGGTCAACGCCGTCCGTTTCCGGGGGAGCAACGCCCAGCAGCTTGATTGTCAACTCGCCATCGTAATTTGAATCGAACGCATCCACAGCAAAGCGGACGATTTCGCCCAGATGTTTTTTGCACTCTGCCGTGGAAAGCTGCGTCACAAAGTTCCGGCGCAGTTCGAACATATAGTTCGTGAGAGCTGCAAGCTGATCCTTGTAGAACTGTTCCTGCTGCCGCTTTTCCTCTCGCTTTGCCGTTTCCGCATTCTCCTTTTCTAAATCACGCTCTTTGTAGAGGTCAATCTGATTTTGGCTGACCTTGTAGCAGTACGCTACGCTGTCGGCATCGTCCGGCACTTCAACGTCCTTGCTGGTGTTCCAATATCCGTATCCGGCAACGTGCGTGTGAGTGCTGTAATTGGCATCAGGATTTTCCACGGCAAATTGGCGAAGCTGCTCGATCCATTCAGCTTTTCTGTGCTGGTATTTCTGGTCGGACAAGGCGTTCTGCATCTCACGGTTAAAATTAGCCGTGCCGAGGGTTTCAAGCACCCGGTTCCGGGCATCCAAATCCTCGATTTTGTTAAGTTCAACAAAATCGGAAAGGGTTGCGCCGCGCTGCTCTGCCTTTTTGAAGTTGTCGTGGTTCAGTTCCAGCAACTTGATGCGCCGTCGGATGGTGGACTGAGAGAAGCCGGAGCGGTCTGCGACGCACTCCACAGTATCGCCCATGTCCAGCATCATCTGGAAGCCCTGCGCCTGCTCGTAGACGGTGAGATCAGACCGCTGCATATTCTCCACCATCATGGTTTGCAGCTGCTCTTTCTCGGTCATATCGACCACAGAGCAGGGCAATTCAAACTTGCCAGCCTGCTGCGCTGCCGCCGCTCGGCGGAGTCCGATGATGCTGGTGTAGTCCTCGCTGGACCCCACGGCCTTGGGTGTCCATGCCGCCTCTGCTGCCGAAACATCGCCGCCATCGGCAATGCACCGGGCAATGTACTCCTGCTTGCCGAGGTAGTGTCCCGGAATGACGGTCAGGTTCTGGTACACGCCGTTTTCCTTGATGCTGGCTGCAAGCTCGGACAAATCACCCAGCTCTTTGCGCGGGTTATCCGGGTGCGGATGCAGCTGCCGGATGGGGATGTAAGCAATGTCTGCCATGGTGTTTACTCCTTTCTGAATTCGGGTCAGAAAAACGTGAGCTGCCCGGTGCGGGTTTCGTTAAGAGCCGCTTTTTCGGGTGCTTTAGGCTCATTTTTGATAGATTTTTGCAAATTTTCGGGCTTAGTTTCCGGCTTTTCGATTTTAGGAAGCTGCTCTTTCGGCTTTATCAACAGATTCATCTTGGCTATCTGCCGCCGCATATACCACATATCCGTGGAGAAGAACGGCATATACCAGATGCGATTCTGTGGTCCGGCCGGGAGAAGCCCTCGGTCATCGTAAGCAGTTGCCGGGTCTGTGATGGTGTCACCGATGACTACATATCCAGCGCAGCCCATGAAGCTGCACTGGATGTAGCACATCAGCCCAACGATAAAGTCAATGTCTTGGGCTATGACAAGGACTTTGTTGTGGTAGCAGATATTCCGTCTTTTGCAGACGTTCAAAAAGGCAAGCAGCGTGGCGCCAGCTCCACAGGCCGGGTCAGATACCGAGATAAAGCCCTCCATGTCCGGGTGCAGCTTCGGGTCAAACGTGATCTCGGCCATGCAGCGGCACACATCGTAGGGGGTGAAGAACTGCCCGGCGTGGTCATTGCCCAGCTCACACATCATGTACAAGGAGCCGAGGAAATCTTGGTCGGGGTTCTGTTCCATGCCCATGACCACCTCGGCCAGCATTTCGGCCATGCCGTCCCGCTCTTTGGCGGAGTATTTGGAAATGATGGTCTGATACATCTTGGTGCGCTCCGTGGCGTTTACCTTGTCCGTGCTGTTTGAGATCTCAATAGCGGTCAGGGTGACGAAATCCTCCCAAATCTCCCAGCGGCTATGTTTTCCGGTCAGGCCATTGAAGATTTTGAGGAAATTCTTCTGGTGGTCGTCCCGGATGCTGCGCGTTACTGCTGCCTTTGCCATGGATTATTCCTCCGTGTCGTCCTCAGCGGAGTCCTCGGACGGTTCATCGTCGGGGTCGTCCTGCGGGGCATCCTGCTTGGTATCCTGCTGAGAGTCCCGCTGAGAATTGGAATCCGGCACATCAGGCACCGGCACGCCGAAGTTGCGGAGTTTGCCGTTCTCCATCAGGTCACGGAAGAAGAACTGCTGCCAGAAAGAGATCATCTTCAGCAGGATGTTTTCAATCTTGGTGCGGAGAACCTTGTCGATGCTGAACGTACCCTTGACCTTGGTCTTCAGCTCGCTGTTCTCAAAGTACCAGCACATAGAAGAATCCTGACTGCAATAGCCGGTTTCTTCCACATTGCCCAGCATATCCATCTGGGTGGCAACGTCGTTGATGGGGGTGATCACCAGCGTGATGGGATAGCGATCCTTGAAGAAGCTGAACGTGAAGTTGTGCTCATCGCACAGGCCCTGCAGCTTTTTCTTCTGGGCCTCGTAGTTGGAAATTTCACTCATGGTATGTACTCCTTTCAGCAATCAGATGAAATTTTGTAATCGTTATTGTGATTTTCAATGGCAGTCAGCCCGACGGCGTATGCCGCCCAGATGTCCGCTTTGAAACCGTAGAAAAAATCCGGGTTCTTGCTGGTGCCTTTTCCGTTTTTCAAATCGTGGGTTGCGAAACGGTCAATCAGCGCCCGCCGGATGGCCGGGTCATTTGCCCGGCTGTCATGGCAGATGTGCCGCTTTTCTTCGATGCGGCAGAGAAGCCGCGGCTTCTGCGCCATCTGGATGGACAGTGCTTCATAGAAACGCCCAATCCAGAGGACGGTATCAAACACTTCCCTGCCTACGGCCATGCCGTAAGAAGCCACCATTTCAATGGCCGCCCACTGCCAGCCCTGTTCATTGGCGAAAACCAGCTTGTTGCGCAATTCTTCGTTATCGACCTTACCGAACTCCAGCGGCCTCAATGTGTTGCAGTCGATAACGCAGTAGGCGCTCTGCCTGTTGCCCGGATCAATGGCAATAATCGGGCATTTTTCACTCATAAATACGACCTCCCAAATTCCTGAATAAACCGGGCTTCCGGCCAGCCGTAGTGTTCCATAGCCTTTTTCTGCGCCCAGCGCTTCATCCGGAGATCAGCATCACGGTTGTTGTGGATGGCGGTCGAGCCGTTCTGATGGCACCACGGGCAAAGCGTCACCCACAGGCCCAGACGCTTGCTCTTTGCCCGGTAGGCACTCCCGAAGTACACCTCATGCCGTGCTGTGCCATACCGCCCGCAGATCAGGCAGACCGGCTTATCATGCAGGATGCTGGGTGCATAGCCGTTGGAATCCAGCTTTTCGCCGTACTCATTCAGCGGCATCCGTCTCACCTCCCGTCACAATCCAGACCTTGTGAGAACCCCAGCCAGACCACGAAATCGCTTCCGCATGGGTGCCAACGGCCACATCTAAGGTATTTTCCTTGATAAGCGAGCCGGTATCCTGAACCACCCTCATCCCTACGCCCTCAATCAGAATGACCGTGCCATAGGGAAAGATGCTGGTGTCTGCGGCCACCGTCACGCCCGGCTGAACCTTGGCACCGCTGGATGTGATGCCCTGCCCCTCCCCGCAGATATGCGGGTATTCCTCGGAGCAGTAGGCCGTGCAATGAAACTCTCCTGCGTATGTAAGGGCAATGCTCTGATCTGCGGCAAGCGTGTCCGTGAGCTGCTCAACCTCGGTCTGCATCTGCTCAATGGTTTCCTTGCGCTCCACGGCCTTGTTCATCCAGTTTTCTTTCTGGCTGGCGTAAATGTCCCGCTCCATGGTGAGTTCGTCTACCCGGCGGGTATAGACCGCGCTGGCAAGAGCACTTCCGGTAAAAAGACTGACCGCACAGGCCAGCGACACGATAGAACGAAGCTGCATTTCAACCTCCAATCTGAGCTTTTGCCCCGCTGGGCAGTGCCGGGGGCATCCGATCCGCATCCTTGGCAGCATCCACTGCCTTGACAAAACCGGGCTTGACGTACTGCAAGAGATCCGCATTGGAGCGGTCAAGGGCATCCACCAGCCCCGCCGGGGAGCCAGCCCATTCCCGCACAGCGGCAGGCAAGGCACCGAAGATGCTCCTGTTCTCTGCCCGGAAGTCCTCTGCGGTCAGCTTCCCGGTGGCCGTCACCAGTCCGCCGTGGGTGGCATAGTACTGGTTCCGCTCAATCTTCCGGGCGGCAACGATGGCCTGCGTCCACAGGTCGTTTGCTGTAGGCTGACCGGCGCTCTGCAACTTGCGGATTTCTGCGCACCAGTCAACCAACAGCTGGTTCTGATACCGGCACACCGTCAGCGCTTTTGTCAAAGCCGCCGCGGCCACATCATCCGGGATGTCTTTGAGCGCGGCGGCGTAAATCTGCGACCGCGCCGTGCGCTCATCGGTAGAAAGCGGCCGGCCGAAGTAGTTTTCAATCAGTGCCAGCGCATTCTTCAAACATTCAACTGTCATCCTAAACCTCCGAAAATTGCATCATAATCATCCTTGGCGGAGGGCTTTTGCTGTTGACCCGCCGGGGGATTGCGCCGCTCATCACGGGACTGCACATCGCCAATGGTTTTCACGCCCTCATTTTTCCATGCTTTCAGGATGCCGTTGACGTAGTTCCACTTACGAATCCCGGCCAGTGCAGCCTTTTTGATAGCCAGCAGGATGAGGTCATCCGTGAAGATTTCCCGCCAGCCCATCAGGGCATCACTCGCCGCCGGGGGGAAGCTGCCAATGTTGTCCTCGAAAGAGCGGATAATCTCAGACAGCCCAGCATCAACAGCCGTACTACCGTTATCTCTTACTCTTTCTCTGTTCTCTATCTCTTTATCTTTCTCTATCTCTTTCTCTGTAGGGACATTTTCCCCACCATCACTGGACACATTGTGTCCACTTGTGTGTCCAGTGTCGTGTCCCTCTTGTAGCTCCTTGTTCGCAGCATTACTACGAATTCTGCGATTTTTCGCCGCCCAGTCGGTTTCACTGCCAATCATGTTCTGATAATCAGAGATTGACAGTGTTCCGTCCGGGTTTTCAAAAATCAAGCCGATTTGTTTATAAACAGTCAGAGCCAAACGGACGGTTGACAGAGGGAACCATTTGCATTCCCTCTGAATCTTTTCGGCATCGTAGGGAATGAGCATTTCTCCGATTTTGGAAACCAAACAACCGTTTGTATTGATGGTCTTGAGACACAGCATTTGATAGAGAACAACATAGTTGGCACCGTCTGGCTGGCTCATAAGATAGTCAATTTCATCCGATGACATGAAACTATCTTTGAGCTTTATCCAGTAATACCGTTTACCAGTTGCCATCAATGAACCTCCTTAGAACGGCAGATCATCGGCATCGTCCAGAACCGAGAAATCATCGTCACTGCCCTGAGAAAAGCTCTGGCTGACCTGAACATTGCCGGGATGATCGGCCGCCCCCTGCCACTGCTGGCGCTGACTCTGGGTGGCGAAGCCCATCTGCTGGGGCTGCGGCTGCTGGTTCCGATAGGTTGCCGGTGGCGGGTTCGTCCCGCCATCATCCACGGTCCCCTGCTGGTTGTCCTGCTTCGGCCCGGCAAAATAGATGTTGTCCACCACGAACTCAATCGCCGTGCGGTTGTTGCCGTTCTTATCCTCATACTGCCGCGTCTGGCAGCGGGAATGAACCACAGCGGCGCTCCCCTTGCGGAAGTACTTGCTGACGAACTCCGCCGTCTTGCCCCACGCGGCAAAGGTGAGCCAGTCCGTAGGGCGGTGACCATTGGCATCCACCATGTCCCGGTCAACTGCCATGCGGAAACTTGCCACCTGCTTTCCCGTCTGGGTGGTCCGCAGTTCAGGATCAGCGGCGAACCGCCCCTGAAAATCACAGCTGTTCAGCATCGGTCAACCTCTCTGCTCCCTGCGCGTGCATCACCGCCAAAGGTTCAACCATGCCCGGAATGACAGGGGCAGGAGCTTCAGCGTCCAATTCCACCGAATGCAACGCATCATGCATGTTCTGAACGAACTCGTGAAATGTGTACTTTTCCGTGGTAATCGTGCAGCTTTCCAACTTGTGATAGATGATTTTCAGCTCCGTGTTTGCTGCCAGCAATTCCTTGTACTCATCCACCGGAATTGCAATAACTTCCGGTCTTGCGCCATACGTATTCATAATTTTTCCTTTCCGGTCATTTTGACCATTCTTCTTTGTAACGAGCCAGCTGTTCCGGGGTATCCGTCTGGATGCCTAGTTCCTTGGCTTCTTCGATTGCGCCGTCCACAAGACGGGCAAATTCCTTTGAATCCATCTTGTGGCTTTCCTTGTAGACAAAATAGCAGGAGTAGTCTTTTCCGTTTTCCTGCCGGGTTTCATAGAGCCGGACATAGGGGTAAAAGTCGCTGGGATCTACGGTCGGCGGGAGTTTCAGGCCAACAGGCTTGCCGTCCTTGTCGCGGGCAAGCGCTCCATACGAAACCACGAGCCGCCGCTTTACTGCATCCTCGCTCTCGCCGGTCTCCGCAGAAATCTTGTTGCACAAGACGTGGAAATACGCATTTGCTGACAGGCTGCGCTTTTCCCTGTGCTTTTTGATTTCCACATCCAGAACCGGCTCCTGATGGAGCTTGTCCCAGATTTCCAGGAAGTCACCGTTGATTTCCAGCGTGACCCGTTGTTTCCCGCCGAGGGTAAAAGCCATGTCTACCAGCCGCCCGGTCATGTGACATCCTCCTTGTCCTGATGGCAGTGCATATAGATATAGGCGCTGTTCTGCCCCATGTTGGCATATAACCAGTCATTGATCTTGGCAAGGCTCATGTGGTTGTGCAGCACACCCAGCTCGTAAATGTACTCACCGTTCAGCTTTTTCTCAGCAATTTTGGCTTGGATTTCTGCGTCATCGTAATTGGCTTCCACCATGTACAGGTCATAGTTTGGAGCCGTGATGCCGTTCAAATTGTTCATGTCTGTGCAGTAAAACAGCTTTCCTGACTGGAGCCAGACTTTCCACCCGCAGTTCGGAACATTGTGCTTGACCATATCGGGCCTGACATTACAGATGCCGTATCCGTACATGTGCCCCGGCTCCAGAACATCAATCTGCGAGACCGGCACCCCTGCATCCACCAGCGGCTTGCACAGCCATGCACAGCACGCAAAGCGGAGTGTGGGGCGTTTTTCCGCTAAAAGCCGGAGCGTTGTCGGCTGGAAGTGGTCACCATGAATGTGAGTGAGCAGAACCAACTTCAACGCCCGGTATACTTTCGACAGCGCCTTGAACGAAACGCCGCAGTCAATCAGGATTTTTTGGTCAATCACCACCGCATTGCCTTTACTGCCAGTTGCGATGATGTTGTAGTCGATCATAACGAGCTGAGGTCAACCACCGGCTCGGCGGTCGTGGGTTCGCTCTGAGCAATGTCCACATGGGGCAATGCCTGCCCATCGCCCACCTCAGGCTTCCCGGTATGCAGTTCCGGCTGATCGGATGCGCCGGGCATCGGTTCCGGCTCGGTGACGATCTCGTTGTTGTCGGACACCGTTGCCACGGCGTTGTCGCTCTCCATGGCTTTCGTCATCTCGATGCTCATAACGCCCCAGCGGGAAATAAGCTGACGAAGCAGGGTCTTCTTTGCCATGTCATCAAAGTTTTTGTACCAAAACGAGGAGTACTTCCACATCTCGCTTTCCGGGACTTTGCCAGCCATCAGATCTTCATAGCTCTTGCGGCTGAAAGCCTTGGAATAGGTATCGGCGTGGGTCATCATCTTCTCTTTCGACCAATACAGCGCCTTGCGGAAGCCATTGAGGTACTCGAAGTAGGCCATATAGCCTACCGTGGGCAGTGCATCCCGCTGATCGTCGTCCTCGACGAACTGGAATTTGGCTTTTCCGGTTTCCGGGTCTTTGCCGAGGTACTCGCCCTGCTTGATGACCATAACATCCAGATCCTTGTACTGGCCGCTGCGTAAGGCCAGCTGGATGTAGCCCTTATAGCCCAGAACAAACTGTGCCGTGACACTCTCCGGGCGGATCAGCCTGTTGTTGCGGTCATACTTGGCTTTCTGCTTGAAAGGCACGAGGTAGTACTGCCCCAGCTGAGGGGACGGGCTGAGGTTCAGGCTTTCACCCAGCAGGGCACCGGCCAAAATCGTGCCGGCATCGCATTCCTGCAGGGCGGGGTTGACGGCCACCGCCGAGGTAATGCTGGCCGTGAACCGGCGGGCGCGGGCCGGGTCGCGCAGAGTGTTGGAGATCAAGGACTGATAGCCCTTGGTGGTGATTGCCACGGAGAACTTGGGCTTCTGCTGTACCTGCATTTGATTATAAGTTGCCATATTCAATACCTTCCTTTTCCAGATAATGCTTCAAACCGATCAGCTGAGCCTTGGTGCCTTTCGCATAAAAGCGGGTCATCAGGATAGGTTCAGCCGCCGGGGTGGACTGAAGTTCAGGCTGGGGTTCCGGCTGAGTGCCGGCTTCCGGCAATTCGGACGGCTCCTGTACCGGGGCGGGCAATTCAACCGCCGAAGCCGCCACAACAGCGGCGCGGGCTTTTTCGGCAGCGGCTTCCCGTTCGGCCTGCCGGGCGCGGCGCTCTTCCTCCCGCCGACGCTGTTCCTCCAGCGCCTTGTGCCGGTCACCCACAGTCTTGATGGCGTTGGGCAAATCCAAATTGCTGCGGTACTCCACCATGATCTCGGCGGCGTTGTCCATGCCCTCAATTGCGGCCACGTCGGCCACAATGCCGTCCACGAATGCCTTTGCCTGCTTTTTCAAAGAGGTCAGGCTGTCGCTCATGTTGACTTTCGGGCGGTAGGTCAGATTATCCAGCCAATCAATGTCGGCGGCTTCCACCAGTTCGCCGTAGTAGTCCATGAGCGCTTCCGTCTTCTGAGCCACAATGCCAGAGGTCACATCCGCGATTTTCTGCTTCAGTTCGGCATCTGCCTGCTGGAACGGTGCCGTCACGCACTCCCGGTAGACCTGCTCAAAGGCATTGTAGGGTTCAAGGATTTTGCTCTTGATGGCCGTGCGCTGGGCTTCGTACTCCTTGAATTCCTTGGTAAGCTGGGCGCGGGCATCTTTGACGCTCTTATAGGTTTCTTCGGTGCAGATCAGCGAGGTGGCTTCGGCGGTGCGCCGCTCAATGTCGGCCTTTACGCTGTGAAGCCGCTCGACAATGATAGGCAACTGCTGAAGTTCAATGACCTGCAATGCGGTATCCTGTGCCATATCGCACTCTCCTTTCAATTTTTGAATACTTCATAATGGCCGGTGGTCTTGTTCATCAGAACCCAGCCGCCGGCATCCGGGCTGTCCTGAATGAAAAGGTACTGCCGGGAATCCCAGCCATGTGCAGAAAGGGCTTCTTTCTGCTTGCGGGTCAGCCTTTTGGGCCGGGCATTCATGTGTCTGCCACTCATACGATGCTCACCTCCTCATTCCAGCGCTTCAGCAACGAGGGCTGCATGGTGATGATCTTGTAGCCGGTGGCTTCCAGCTCAGTGCTGCGGTCGTAGCTCTGCACGTCCTGCGCGTGCCGTGTGACAGCGTTTGCCAGACCATAGAGGGAAAGGTCACCGCCCGCGATAAGATGTCCCAGAATGCCCTCGCTCTCGTTCTGGCGGATGTTGAACTCCTTGGCCGCAAGCTCAACCACCTTGGGAGCCGCCGCCGGGAGAATGGGTGCTTCCTTGGCATCCCGGAGTTTCTGCACCAGCGCATTGAACCGGGCTTCATCGACCGCCGCCCGGACGGTGTCCTCAATCTTCATCAGGAATGCCCGGTCGTCGGCTTCGATGGTCTCATCCCGGAAAATCCCGAAATCGCCATCCACGCTTTCATTGATGCGGCCAACATGGCGCTTGCCAACACCCACATCCGCCACCATGCCATTGGTACAGACAAGACGGTAAATCAGAGGCTTCACGGAAACGCTGCCCATGCCGACCTCAGAATTGGAAATCAGGATGCCGGCCTGAACGATGTCCCCCGGCACTACTTCGGTCTGGATGCGCTCATTGACAACCTTGATGTACATGCGGGTATCGGTCAGTTCACAGCTTTCAATGCGGGCTCCCTGCATTTCAGAGATAATCGGCAGGACCGTCTGTGCAACCTCGTAGTAGGGAGCCGGGATCTTCAACTGCAATCCCAGCTGACGGTGGGCATTTTCGTTCAGCTGGAACGGGGTGTTGCCGATCACGAGGTCAAAGTTCTCGTTGACGGCGGTCATCTGCATAGCGCCCGCCGTGGCAACGTAGTCCTTTTTGACCTTGGCCTGCCGGTCAAGCTCAATCGCAAGCTCCTGCAAACTTCTTCCGTACTTCATTGAAATCTCCTTTTCTTTCAGAAAAACAACCGGGACAAGCCCGAAATCACATAAACTTGCGGATCAGGTCACCTACCGCGGTATCACGGAGAACACGGCCGAGCCATGCTCCAAAAACATCGAACACGCCCTTGCTATCCAACCAGATCAGCAGCGCCGCCCCAAAAGCGGTCAGCCAGAACTGGAACAACGGGACACGAGCCGCCGCCTGATCGGGGGTGAGGTGGTACATGAACATCAGCAATTCCTGCATCTTTACTCCTCCCCGCCGCAATAGATCTTCTCGGCCTGTTCAACGCTGGTGTCATCGAATGCCCAGTGCAGTTCATGCAGCACCTTTTCGATGGTCTTTTCGTCAAGCCCGGCTCTCTGCATAGCCAGCAGGCAGTATCCGGTACAGGCCGCGTTGCTCCATGCGCCATTCAGCGCAAGTGCTTCAAACAAAGAAATCTGTTCCTCATGGGTCATAGCTACAAACTTTCTCTTGTACTTGATTTCCAGCCGGAAATAAGTTACACTAAAAAACGATGATGCAGCCTTTCCTTGAAGCGGTTCGGCGCATCGCACCTTTCGGCATCGTCCTGCTGCAACGGGACGGTGCCTTTTTATTTGTCAAATCGGACCCGGATTGCCATGCGAAACGG